CAAAGCAAAGTTGTTTTTTTCGATAAAGAAGCTATCAGCCAAATCACTGGCGGTCAAAAGTCTGAAGTGTCTTTAGGTTATACTTGTAATCTTGATGAAACACCGGGCGAATGGAACGGGCAGCCGTATGATGCAGTGCAGCGCGACATTCGATATAATCACTTAAGTCTTGTAGAGCGAGCGCGTGGCGGGAGTGAATGCCGTATTGTTACGGACAGCATTGCCGCTCATGAGCTTGTTGATGGAATTACAATCGTGAGGGATGAAATGAAAACAGAAAGCAAAACCATTAACATTGACGCCAACGAATGGAAGGCTCTGCAAGATTCGAAAGACCGCTTGCAAGCTGAACTAGACGAAGCAAAAGAAAAGCTATCTGAAGTTAAAAACTTTGATGCTGATGCTTTCAAAGCGGCTGTAGCTCAACGTGTTGCTCTAGAATCAAAAGCTAGCAAAGTCTTAGACGATATTAAGATTGATGCGATGAGCGAAAAAGAAATTCACTTAGCAGTTATCAAGAAGCTAAGACCATCCGCAAATCTTGACGGCAAATCAGACGAGTATATAGCTGCACGTTTCGATGTTGCTATTGAAGACGCAAAGGAAAATCCTAAGCCAAGCAAAACCGAAGACGGTATTGGCAAAGGTGTTATCGCTGGCGATGCTGCTGATGATTGGAAAAGCCAAGCTGAAAAAGCGCGTCTTAAAATGATAGAAAACTCAAAAAATCTATACAAAGCTTAATTTTAAATTAGAGGGTAAAAATCATGGCACAATTAACTTATGACAAGGCTCCTGCGGTTGCTCAGGCTGGTATGCTTGCCGAGCAATTCTCTTTGAGACAAGTAGATAGCTTTCTAGCCGAAGGCGACATTCTCTTTGGTCAGCCTGTTGTTTACGGAACTTCTGAAGAACAATGCAAGCCTGCTGCTTTAGTGACTGACAAGTTTCTTGGCTTGGCTTTGCTTGAGAAAAATGTGGAGCAAGATGCTGCTGGCGTCGCAAAGTATGCCGACGAAGATATGGCATCAGTCATGCGATATGGCAGGGTTTGGGCAATCGCTGGCGAAGCTGTAGCTGCTGGTGAGCCTGTATTTGCAGGTCTTGGTGGAGATCTTGGCAAGTTTTACAATGACAGCGCGACAAATACACGTCTTGAGTGCAAAGGCAAGTTTGTGACATCCGCAGCAGCAGATGGTGACCTTGTTCTGATAGAGCTAGTTTGGGCATAAGTAGCTAATACAATTGAATAATTAAGAGTCAAGGATCGACTCTGATTTTGAAAAAGGATTTTCAAAGATGGCATTTGTAAACTTAGATGCGAACGAAACAATATTTTTTCAACGAGAACTTGAGCATGTCAAAGCGCGCAGCTATGACATAGTTTATCCGTCCCTATTGGCACGGCGACTCTTTCCAGTCGATAGCTCTGCAGGTTCAGGCGCGCAGTCAATTACATACGACACTTACGATCATCTTGGCATAGCTAAGCTAATCAGATCTTACGCTGATGACCTGCCGAATGTTTCAGTTTTCGGAAAGCAAACAACACGTCAAATCTTTGGCGTTGGTGTTGCTTATGGCTACTCTCTTCAAGACATTCGCGCGGCTCAAATGGCTGGTAAGTCTTTAGATCAAAGGCTAGCTAACGCAGCACGTCGCGAGTACATGCGTAAAGAAAATGATCTTGCTTTCTTTGGCGATGCTGACGCTGGAATTCCTGGCTTTGTTAATAACGCTAACACAAACAGCGTTACACTTGCAGATGGTGCCGTATCAGGTACTACCCCATGGGCAGGCAAGACAGCAGATGAAATCATCAAAGACGTTGCAGATATGGTGTCTTCAATTCGTGACACGACTAATGGCGTTGAAACTCCTAACACTCTTCTATTGCCAGAAGCACAATACAGTTTGATCGCTAACACTCCACGTTCTAGCCAATCTGATACTTCGATTTTGCAATGGATCGTAAACAGCAACCCATTTATTACTGAAGTGATTCCAGTTTACGAGCTTAAGGGCGCAGCGGCTGGACTTGGTGCAGATTCTGACGATTGTATGATTCTTTATGATCGTTCACCAGATAAGTTAACTCTTGAAATTCCTCAAGACTGGGAACAGCTACCTGTTCAAGAAAAAGGGCTACAGTACGAAGTGCCATGCCACGCGCGAACTGCTGGCGTTATCATGTACTATCCTAAGTCTGTTGCACAAGCTAACGGGATCTAATCTATGCTGATTGAAAACCTTAAACCGCAGGTTTTATGCGTGGGTGGGATTAGCCTTATTCCAGGCATAAACCAGCTTACTGATTCTGATATTGATCGCCTTAAGCGCGATCGATATTGGTCGAATCTCGAACGACTAGCGAAGATGGGAAATATTGTAATATCTGATAGCGATCGGCCAAAACCTGAGCAAGTAGCTGTCACTTATGACGAGGATCTCCTTTTGTCATGGCACGCAAAAGCCAAGGGCAAGCTTCGCAAGGCGATCGAGGACCAGCTTGAAAAAGTTAAAGTAAAATCAGAGGACGAATAGATGCCTTTATCAGACGTTACCGCTAGCTATGTCGATCTCATAACCAATTCGCAATACACTGCGCGAACCTCTGACGCTGTTGAATTTGCTGAATTACGCGACATGGTTAGCGTGTATATGTCTGGAGCGGTTTGGCCTGATTCAAAATTCAAGCATGGCATAGCTCTTTTAATGGCTCACTATTACGCTCAAGCTGGCACTAGCGCAGGATCTTCTAGCATTTCAGATGCTAATGGTCCTGTTGCCAGCGAGAGTGTTGGTGATGTTTCTCGAAGTTATACAAATTACAATACTGCTACAGGTATGAGCATAGATACTTCATGGCTTTCTAATAGCCGTTATGGCCGTGAATGGATGATGCTGATGCAAAGCTTTAAGCCACAGCCAAGCGTTACTGGTAGCGTGTCTGTATCTGTTAAGACAGCTAGAAAGGCTACTTACTGATGGCCGATTGGTTTCCACCGTTTTGGGCTTCGCAAAATGTCCAAGCGAAATATGTAACTGGAAGTGCATATGTGAACGGGATTTATCAGCCAAACGCTGATAGCACTTTGACTTTCGAAGGTGTGATTTTAGACACGCCTGAAAATGAGATCAATCAACTTAGTTATGGCAATCAAAATAACGAGTTTATTACTGTTTATATGCGCGTAGCTGACTTTCAAACTTTAAAGCCATATACAAAAAATAAAATCAGGATAGTCAAAGATGGCAAAGACTACACTGTTTTAAAATTCACTGAACGGAACAAGCTTTTACCGCACGTGAAAATGATCGCAAGTAGAGACACATATTAAAATGGCAAAAGATAGCGATATTCAAAAGATCAATTATAAAGAGGAAAGACTTTTAAGAGATCTTTTGCAAATAGACAGCTATGTAAAAGTTGGTATTCTTGCTGATCCTGATCCTAAAAGTGGAAATGTTGATAGCTATGATCTTAAAACTTATCGAGATACAAATGGCACAATAAAGAAAAGTCAATTCAATGATGTTTTAGATGTTGCAATAATTCATGAATTTGGATTTCCAGAAAAAAACATACCTGAAAGATCTTTTTTACGTAGCACCGCAAATGATGAAAAACAAAATATCAGCATTGTTTTATCAAGCCTGGCTAAAGTTGAATTATCAAAAAAAGATCCTGATCCATTCCAACTGTTAGGAAAGCTAGGCGGCTATTTACAAAGTAAAGTTAGAAAAAAATTTACTGTAAATAATTGGCGTGCTCTAAAAGATCCAACAAGAGGCGGTAGAAATAAACAAGGACTAGCCACGCCTTTAGTGGACACTGGGCAGCTCAGAAGATCAATAACTTATGAAGTCGTTGAGGGAAATGAATGAGCATTGATCAATTTATTCCAGCTATCAACGAATTAACTGGTTTGACTGTGATTTGGGAAAATCAAAGTGGTGTAAGACCTTCAGATGATTATGTTTCAATCAATTTAATATCGATTAGCAAAGAAATAAATGATTATCATTGGAAATTTGTCGATGATCTTACTGGTAATGATCCACCTTTAGAAGATGCGCCATATGATGCTCTACAAGTGGGCTATAGGGATCTTTTATTTTCTATAAATTGTTTTAAAAAAAATGTAATAGGAAGTGTTCCCACTGCTGCTCTTGGAATAGCAAGTATAATTCAAAACGGATTTGCATCACAAAATATAAGAGAGCGTTTTCATCCCACAGGCGCTATAATTGACATAGGTTCTATTCAAAATATTGCATTTTTGAACGTTGATGATTTTGAACAAAGAGCAACTTTTGATATCACCTATAGGACTTGGGAAACTGCAGTTTCTGTCCAGAAATTATATATTTTACAAAATGTTGAACCGATTGAATGGACAAATAAACCATAATTTATAAGAGAGGGTAATCATGCCTGATATTTCTGAAATTGTTGATGTTACCATATCGGTGCAATCAAGCGCTTTAAGTCGTAAAGGTTTTAATAGCCTTCTTGTCGTTGGTGCTGCTGCTGATTTTGGTGTTGGATTTGCGGAATATGAAGTTAGAAAATACACGACTTATGCTGGCGTCGTATCAGATACCGATATCGTGTCAGGCGATCTTAAAAATGCATTACAAGTCGCTTTTGCTCAATCTCCATCAGTACCATCGGTCTATGTTTCACGTGTCGACGCTGCTGCTGGCGCACTAGTTAGTGGTGATCTTGATTCAATCGCAGCAAATAATAGCGAATGGTTTGGCTATGCCCACGTGTGGGAAGACGCGACCAACAACGGTGTCGCAGCTACTTGGGCAGCAGCTAATAAGAAATATGCATTTTTAAGGCAAGTCGATTTTACAGATCAATCTATCAGCACAAACTATGCATCACTTTGGTACACAGATTCTACTGCAAACACTGGCGCTGCTAAGTTTTTAGACGTAGCTATAGCGAGCAGGGTATTAGCTCTTATACCTGGAAGCTATACCACAGCATTTAAATCACTTGAAGTGGTTGGCACTAGTTCAATATCCACTACGAATGAAAATAACCTTAGAACACAAAACGTGAATCAATATAGCTCTGTCGCTGGCAGATCGATCACATGGGACGGCAAAGCCACAGCAGGCGGCTTTATTGATACTTATATCGGTGTTCTTTATCTTGAGGCAAGGATACAAGAGGACGTTTTTGCTCAGCTTGCAGCAGTAAATAAGGTGCCATACACAAATGCTGGCGTAAGTCTTATTTCAAGTGCTGTTCAAAATAGACTTAACCAGTCTGTGACTGAAGGCTTCCTTTCAGATGATCCAGCGCCTAGCGTTTCGGCTCCTCTTGTTACAGAAATCAGCGCGGTTGATAAATCTAACAGGCTTTTGCCAAATGTTACATTCGAAGCAGTAACAGCCGGTGCAATCCATAATGTTCAAATTGTCGGAACAATAATCGCCTAGGTGAAAGGGTAACGATATGGCACTACGTACATTTGATCCGAAAGAGGTTTCAATCATCTTCGGTGAGTACATCATAAGAGGTTTTGCAGAAACTCAAATTTCTGTAGCTCGTGATAATCCAGCTTACGAAATGGTTATAGGTGCAGACGGTGAAGCCACGAGGGTCAAATCAAATGACCGTTCAGCTACCATTACTATTACATTACAACAATCATCTCCTAGCAATGATGATCTATCAACTATCGCCTTAGCTGATGAGCTGTCAAATACAGGGCTAAGACCTTTTTACATGAAAGACAATCTTGGAAATTCTCTTTTTAGTGCAGCCACTGCATTTATTGAGCAGATTCCTGAGGCTTCTTTTGGTAAAACTGCTAATGATAGGACTTGGGTTATCAAAACAGATAACTTAGTCGCATTTTTAGGCGGTAACAATTAGAGGCTTTTATGGAATTACATAGTGTAATTATAGATGGTAAGAAAATATCAATCCAAAGATTTGGAGCAAAAGAAGGCTGGAAGCTTTTAAGAAAGCTATCTTCGATCATTGCTCCATCTCTTGGAGAGTTAGCTGAGGAAAACTATGCCGATGCTTTCGCTCTAGTTTTTGATAAACTACCAGAAGACGATTTCATGCATCTTTTAAATCAAATAACAAGTGTTTGTTTAGTTGATGACAAAAAGTATTCTGATCAAGATCTTGCTAACTATATGTTTACGCTCAAAGTCGTGAAATCTGTTTTGGAGTACAACTTTAATGATTTTTTTTCTCCGATCAAAGAAGTCTTTCAAGGTTTCGCAACCCGTCAAATGGCGAAAACCTAGATTCTCTTGGTGGAAAATCTTTCAAAGTTGATCTTTTCTTGTGGAGGCCAGTTATTGCTGGCCTTTGCAGTATTCAGGATTTAAATAGCATGAGTTTTCAAGATCTTTTAGATGCTCATGAAATCCTTGAAATGAAAGACTATGTGCAAGCGCAAGAGCTTAAGCAAATGAGGCGAAAAAATGGCGCAAGGTAATGTCCTAAGAGAAATGTTCATCAAAATTGGTTTGATTGGTGATAAAAAAGCCGAGAAAAAAATAGGCCGATTTAAAAAAATACTCAACGGATTAGTCGGAGATATTAAGGTATTTCAAGCAAATCTTGCTGCCATCGCTGTTAGCAAAGCATTTGCATCTTTAACAACTGCTATCCGTGGTTCTGTTACAGAGTTTAAGGCTCTTGTGCGTGAATCAAGCAATCTAGCTGCCGTTCAGGAAGAGGCTGAAAACCGCCTTAGATCTGCTTTAGAAATCGCTGGAGATTTTTCTGAACAAGAGTTTCAAGGTTTTAAAGATTTTGCTAGTTCACTGCAGGAAGTTAGTCGTGTCGGTGATGAGGTTACACTTGGCAATCTTGCTCTTGCAAAAAACTTAGGCGCGACAAATGAGCAGGCAAAAGAGCTAGTAAAAGCAGCAGTCAATCTATCAGAAGCTTTAGGCATTGACGTGTCTTCAGCTACTCAATTAGTTGGTAGGACATTACAAGGTGAAGCAAGTGTTTTAAAAAGATATGGTCTTGATCTTTCAAATCTTAGCAAAGAAGCTTTAAAAACAGGCGCAGCATTTGAAGCGATTAACGAAAAATTTGGTGGTATTGCAGAAAAAAATCTAAGAAGTTTTTCAGCTCAATTTACACAATTTCAAAATGCTATTGGTGATGCATACGAGCAAATTGGCCTACCTATAAACGAGACATTAATACCATTTATAAGACAATTAAAAAATGACATTGTCTCTCTTGGTCCATCATTCACGGCATTAGGTCGAAAGATAGCTGAATCTTTTCGCGTAGTCGGTCGAATATTTGAAAATCTTGGCGGCAAATATTTCATTAAAGATGCTCTTAAAAACATCGGTGAGTTTGTTCTTGATGTTGCATTACTGTTTGAAGATCTTTTTTACTTCCTTCGAGGCGAAAGATCATTCCTTGGTAAAATCTTAGATGTAGATTTTTCAAAAGGAATTTTGATAGGCATGAGCCAATTAGCTAGTGGCCTTGCTATTGAGATTGGTAAACTAGTTCCTAAGATTGTTGCTGTTGTATTTGAAACCACATTTAAAGTTTTATATAGCACCATACAAGAAGTTCTCAAAAATGCGCTTCAGACATTTGTCAATATTGAAGAGGGAATTATTGCAACATTCCAATCAATGGCATTTGATCAAGGTTTACCTGATTGGCTGAGAAGTGCATTTGGTTCATTGGGATCAGGTCAAACAAACCAAACAACGACCAACACAATAAACCAAAATAATACAATTACAACGACGCAAACAAGCAGAACAGTCATTGATGAGCTATCAATGGCGCAAAAGCAATTTAAATTTGCGGAGGGTGTTAGATGACAAGCCTTCGAAGTGCTGCAAATGCGCTTTTTTCAAAGCAATCTTTTAAACTCGTTGAACTAGATTTTGATGGTGCACCAAAATTAGCTGGAGCTATTTTTGAATGTGATGCTGTTATCAATGAGACATATAGTAAATCGCTAGCTGTGACCACCTACCCCGTGGAAGACGGTACTGACATAGCAGAAAGCGCAAGGGTTAATAATTTTATCTATTCGCTTTCAGGAATAACCTCAGACGCATCTATGAGCTATTTCAATCTCCTGGAAGATGTAGCTTCTAGCTCTCTTGGCCAGTTATTTGGAGCAGCATCAAAGAGCCAAAGGGCATTTGATCAGCTTAACAAGTGGATGGATGCAGGGCAGCCGCTTCAGCTAATTACAAAATTCAAAAAAGATGGCTATAAGACTGCTCAGAACAAAGTATTACCTTTTGTCATAGAATCTTTGACCATCCCGCGCGATAAAGATCTAGGTAGTGCACTTAGGTATAGCATGACATTAAGAAGCATTAACCTTGTCTCAATAAATCAGGCTTCTTTGATTGATGTCACTTTTGGCATTGCCGATAAAGGCGCTAAACAATTAACGTCCAACAATGCATCAAGTGGGGTAAATGGTGGTGGTAGTGCTGCACGAACACAGGCAGCGTTAAGAGATAGAGCCGTTCAAACTGGTCCTATTTCATCGATTCTACAAGGGCTATAAAATGAGCACAAAAGAACTAGATATTATCAATCAAGGTCCAAAGCGTTATGAGTTTTCTAGCCTATTTGATGGTGCTAGATTCTATTTGCTTTTTGAATATAATGATCGAAATGACACTTGGTATTTGACCTTGAAAGATACGGACAGAGAGGTGATCGTGCAGGGGATACCATTACTTACTAATATTGATAATCTCATTTCTCGATATGTCATTGACGATATCTTTTTGACCGGTGATATCTTAGTAGCAGATAGCCAGCAAAATAAAAGAGATCCAAGCTTTGAAAACTTTGGCGATGAAGTAAGCGCATTCTATACGAGCATAATATCATGAGCAGCTACCAAAGGACTTATAAGCTACAATTCAGCGCAAGAGATGGCACGAATCTGGTGCTATCTCAAACGCTTGAACAAGTTGGGCTTATGCTTGATTTTCAAATTGAAAAAAGCACAAGCAGCGAGGCAAATGTTGCAAATATCACGATAACAAATCCAAGTGATGACACTATTGGCACATTGCAAAAAGAAGGCATTGTCATCCTAGAACTAGGCTATGCCGGAGATAATGCAATTATTTTCACAGGCGAAAAAGAAGCTGTAAATTACACCTATGAAAGTGGCACGAAAAGGCTAGAACTAAACTTGCTTGAGGGAACTAGTAACTATACCAATCTCAACTTTTCGAAAAATTATCCAATTGGCACAACAAATCTACAGATTATTTCGGATAGCGTTTTGCATCTAATAGCTAACGTGCCAAGCATTCAGGCTTCAAATGCCTATTTGATATCTGATCTTAAAATATACACAAGGCCACAAATCGTATCTGGTAACGCCTACGACATTTTAAAAAGCTTCCTTGATCCTATAGACTATCAATATTTTGTAGCTAATGGCACAATTTCAATCATTCCTCAAAATGGTTTTGTCAAAGATCTACAAGTCAGCATATCATCCCGCAGCGGTTTAATAGGATCACCGAAACCTATCAGCGAAAACGATAAAGAAGACACCGCACAAAACGGTGTCGAATTTGAATCTATTTTAAACTACAATTTTGACGTGGGAAGACTTGTTAAAATTGATAGCAAAAGCTTTACGAGTAAAATTTTAAAAATTAGATCAGTTACTCACGTTGGTAATACCTTTGAAGGTGAATACAAGAGCATAGTAAGGGCGTTTGAAGTCGATGGAATCTAAAAAATATAGCTTAGCTGAGGTCATAAAATCGGGCATCAATGCCCGTTTAATAGATTTACATACTGCTCTACCTGGCGAAGTACAAAGCTACAATTCTACGCTTCAAACCGTGGACGTGAAGGTATCGATTGATCGATATATTAACGGCAAAAAAGTATCCTATCCTATCCTTCAAAGTGTTCCGGTTGTTTTCCCTCGCACTGGGAAATACTCTATAAGCTTTCCATTAGAATCTGGCGACGGTGTTCTTTTAATATTCAATGAGCGCAATCTTGATAATTGGTATGGTGTTGGATCAGGACAAGAGCCGATTGACGGTAGAAAATTTGACATAAATGACGCTGTAGCAATACCTGGCTTATTTCCATCTTTAGGCGTGATGATACCACCACCACAGCAGGCTATTGAGATTAGAGGTGACAAGCTTTTTATTGGAGATCCTTTAGGGGTTCTTACTCCAATCGTTACAACGGGAACGGGTCCAGGTACACCGGCAGGAAAACCTGTACAGATACCGCTAGCAACAAAAGATCTAGTATCAATTATCAGTGCCTTAATTGACCTTGTTGATGGTGCTTTCTACGGCATTGGTCCTGCTGGTCCTGCGGGTGGTGGTGGTGGTATTGATCCGGTTTCATCTAGCGCATTGCAAGGTCTAAAAGCTGATTTAGAATCTTTAAAACCATAGGTGTACTTATGGCAGATATGTATTTAGATAACGCTACTCGTGACATTGTCATTCAAGACGGTGATCTTTATCTAACCTCGGATATTGACTTTACTGAGACAATGCGCCAACGGATTAGGGCAAACCTACTCACCTTTTTAGGCGAATGGTTTCTAGACGATCAAAATAATCCAACCGTAGGTGTGCCCTATTTTCAAAGTCTATTTGCTGATAAAATACCGACTATAGAATTAGCCGAAGCAATTTTTATAAAAGCCTTGGCAGATATTGAAGGCGTGACTTACGTGGAAAGCCTTAGCTTTGACTATGATCGGACTACAAGAGTTTTGAACGTGAGTTTTAAAGTGCAGATACTTGGCAATGGTAATTATGTTGAAGATGTTGTTACCTTTGGCGAATTGCTCGGATCATAAATAAGAGGTTTCAAAATGGCTTTAACCGATCAAGGTTTTACACCGAAATCATTTTCAGAAATAAGAAACGATATTAGCGATAATCTCAAACTTGCGTTAGGTAGTGACATTGATACAAGTGCCACAAGTCGCATAGGGCAATTCGTTGATATAGTTTCGAACGAAATCTATTCGACTTGGCAAGCGATGCAAGACGTATACAATTCTTGGTTTCCAAATACTTCAACAGGTGTAAGCCTTGATAATGTTGCAGCGATCACAAACACATTTCGGCTACCTGCTACGAGTGCAAGGGCTAGCGTATACTATGTTGGTGATGCTGGTACTGTTATTCCTTTAAGCCATCAGATTCAAAAAACTGCCACGGGTGATGTATTCCTTGCAAACGGCAGTTATACCATTAGCGATAAAGCTAACGCGATTATAGCCAGCAACGTGGCTACCTCTGGGGTCATAACACTATCATGGTTCAGCACACCAATAGTGGCGATTAATTGGAACGATGATACAGCAACAATAAAAGCAAAAATTGAAAATCACCCATCTATTTCAGACGTAACTGTGTTAGGCTCATTCGACACTGTTGGCGGTATTCATATCGTTTTCAATGCTGACTCTTTGACATACGGACGCAATCCCAATGTGGTCGATTCAACACAACAAAATGCAATTGTAGCTCCTGACGTTGCAACCTCTGGCAGCATAACACTCGAATGGGATAGTGTTAGCATTGCAGCCATTAATTGGAATGATGATGAAGCAGCAATCAAAGCAAAAATTGAAGCACATCCTTTAATTTATCTTGTTAGTGTTCAAGGTAGATTTGATTCTTTTGGCGGTATAGCAATCTCATTTGCCTCAGATGGATTAACGAGTCGTAAACCAACGGTAACAGCATCCACCTTACAAAATGATGGCGATACGCTTACAATAAATGCAGATTTTGCTAAAAATTCGCTGCAAAGAAGTGGCGTAGATCTTTCTACAATTGCAAACTTTGCTACGCTTGAAGATGAAACTGTATTATCTCAATCAACAGGTGCTTTAAATGTTCCAGCCATTAGCATTAGAACGATCACCACGCCTATCACTGGATTAAATACCGTAATCAATTTTGAAGCAGGTATAGCAGGCACAGACCGCGAAACAGATGCACAGCTAAGGGCTAGACGTGAATCCGAATTGCAAAAAATTGGAACGGCAACATCAGGCGGTATTATTGAAGCACTGCAAGACTTAGCAAATGTGACTAAGGCGGCCATCGTGGAAAATGATAGTGATATCGTCGTCGATTCTAGGCCAGCACATTCGTTTGAAGTTTACGTCGATGCTCTTAATACAACGGAAATAAATAACGAAATAGCGCAAGCTATCTATAACGCTAAGCCTGTAGGGATCGAGGTAGTATCGACCGATGGCGGTGGTAGGACTGGGATCTATACTGATGCAAATGGAACTATTAACCTTGTTATGCCATTTAGTTCTATAACGCCTGTGACTATCTATGTCACAGTTACAAGGACTACCATTAACGGTGATTACCCTTCTGATGGTGATGATCAGATAAAAGCAAATCTAATAAGCTATTTTGAAAGCCTTACGCTTGGTGATGATGTTTATATTCATCGGCTTTACACTCCGGTCAACCTTGTCCCAGGGATTAGCGATTTAGAAATCATTGCAGGCAAAACGGCAGGAAGCCAAGGCAGTGCGAACATAGTTATAGATCCTTTTGAACTAGCTACATTGACCGAAGCTAATATAACCATAGCATAGTCGAGGTAACACAATGACTAAAGAGCTAGTAATTAAAGATCATACCGAAGACATAAATAGCCAGGTATTGAGCCAATATAAGAATGCTGAAAGCTTCAAATCATTTGTGACAAGCTTTCTAAGCGAATTAAACGAGCTAGAAACTGAACTAATATCATTTAAAACGGATTTAATTCTTGCTGCTTCTACTGGCAAAAACTTGAACGGATGGGGTTTAATTTTAGATTCAGCATCTAGGCCAATAGATGACAGCACATTTAGAAATAATCTTTACGCTCTTATTTTTGCTTATAACAGCGAAGGTCGAGCGATAGATATTATCAATTTATTTACGCAAGTCACAACGGCTACAGATATCAAAATCCGTGAAGTTTATGATTCCAAGTTTCAAGTCCATCTAAAAGAGCCTAGTGCATCTACAGACTATCAATTCCTTTACAGAGCTATGCGGCTCGCAAAGCCTTCAGCTGTTGGTTATTTACCTATATCCACGTCGCCATTAACGCCAACATTTTCATTTGATTCTGATAGCGATCCAGATGGATTAGGCTTTAGTGTAATCGGTGGAGTAGATGGCGGCTATTATTCAATTCTTCAACCAGAAATTTAGAGGTTTTTAAAATATGGCAACTAAACCAACCAAGTCGACTGAATGGGCAAGCGATGCTAGCGCGCTTAAGATTGATCCTAGCGCAGATCAACAAAGCTATGGATGGTCAACAAGCGATAATACTGTAAGCGGTGTGCCTGTTAAGCCAAATTTGCAAAATCAAAACGGCTGGCAGAATGCTGTTCATCGCTGGAAAGAATACTTTGAAGATGTAACAGACGACGCTTTGAAATGGCACCAGGCTACAGCAAGCGCGACGCTAACTGCTGCTAGTCCTCGTAAATGGTACGTGCAAGGTCAGACGTCTGAGGTAGTTTTGACGATTGACGGGACTGATATTAAAAAGGGCGATCTATTCAAATTTAAAAATGATGGCCCATTAGATTTATCTGATAATGACCGCTATATTTTACACGTAAAAACTACCGATGCAAATATCAATCTAGTTGTATGGCTTATGACTGGCGATAACTGCGTGATTCGTGCAACGAAAGATGCGCCTAGTGTGACAACGGATTGGGAATTTGTAGAGATAAAAAGGCCAAACGGCTTAGAATACGCTATGAATTTTCAATATTTTTCTAATGGTCTTGCAGATGTGACCGATGGTTACTGTCGAGAATTTATTTATGTAGATGCACATGGAAGATGGTACGGAATTAGAGACAATGGTTATATTTTTTATTCAAATGATCAATATGGAAATTCATGGTCAGAAGTAAATTTAGGGATGTCTCGAAATGATTTTATTCAATACATTCCTGAACATGATCTTTTGTTAATAAGCGCTTGGTCGGGAACTGATTATAAACTCCTGTCAAGTGACGATAAAGGCCTTACCTGGTCTATTCTCTGGTCGACAGGATCTAATGTTATTTCTTTGAAAAAGCCGTTTTACTTTCAAAATTTAGATAGAATAAGTGTACCTATTAGTGGTGCAAATTCTGGATTTCTTACTTCTGACGATGGCGGAAACACTTGGCAGTCAACAATCTACGCGACGACGACGGGGCAAGCTTTATGTTTTAAAGACGAATTAAGAAGTAGAATTTTTCTTTATGCTAGTACGGAGGGATATTTTTATTTCGCAAATGATGGCTTTAACCTTAGTTCTACTAGTTTTAGTTCTGCGCTAGTTTATGATACAAATAACGTTCCTATTTCTCTAGCTTTTTCAGGTGGTTTCTCTGTCAAAAGTATTTTTTATAACGAATATACAAAAAAATTCTTTATGTTTTTTCGAAAAAATTCCACGCCTCAATATCAAATCGCTCACAGTGTAGACGGATCGTCTTGGTATATTGACGGATCTGTTTTAGATCAAACATGGACTATTCCGCAAACGGCTACACGTAATCTAGCACTACCCTATGGATCACTCTTTTATAGTGATTTAGGTTACTTTTATCTGGCAACAGAACCAAACAACGCAAGGTTATCAAACATGCCTTTTGTGCAAGGTTTTGAGACAATAATAAATTCTCTCAACGGTGCAGGTTATTCTGAGCGAATGAACAGAATCATAATTGATGATGATGACAATTCAACTACTCAAAGATTTTTCAAAAGCGGCAGACTGTAATGAGTAAAGAATTAATTAACATTAACTACATACCAGAGCGATCAGCAGCCACTGACTACACTAGTGACGAGTTTCGTGTGCAATGGGCTGTTGATAGCCTTGCATTTCAATTTGTATTTAGCGGCAGAGTGTACGGAACTGCAACTTTCCAGGCGAGAATTATCCCCGATACATGGGAACAGCTTGAAGGATGCGAACCTATCACTTTCGAAGTTAATCAGCTAGCGGGTAATACGTCGAGTAAAATTGTTGTTATACCGCAAACAGCAAACTATTGTGCTGCTCTTCGCATCGTTTGGGATTCGCTAGATCCATCGGCAATTGGTACAATACAAGTGGCAAGTAGGCTAATGCCGATTTAAAGAGGTAAGTTATGTTAGTATTTAAGTCCTCTTTTTTTTGCTGTCCTAGCACAGGACCAGGTCCGACCACAGACTATTACCTTGAAAGGTATATACCTGCCTACGGTGCTGTTACTGAGATTGATCTAGCCGATGGATTTAGGTTTGATGGTTTCACGACCGATGCGTTTGGCGGCCAGGTTTTGCTGCCAGATAATGACACGATAATAACGCATAATTTTAACAGGTATCCTTTAGTCGAGGTGCTAGCTGCAAGCGGTTCGCAATTTGCTGACGCTTTTACTTTTGATGGATACACAACAGATGCATTCGGTGACGGTTTAGAGCTTGTCGAAATTCCAGACGATGCTTATACGATTAAATATGTTAATAAAAATGAAATAATATTCACGAAAAAAACTAATCAAGATGTCTACGTACTTTTGAGGGCTTAAATAATGGCAATACCAATCGATTTAAAAGGCATTCCTACCGTTGTTAATAGATTTGGCAGCACGACCTTAGCACAAGCTTTCGACATAAGTGAAACAACTAGCTGCGTGTTAACAGATGCAAGCGGATTGCCAGACGGTGCAATTGGTGGTTGTATCCAAGTCAACAATGAAATTATTTATTTTGAATCAAGAAGCGGCAACACACTATCAACTTTACGTCGCGGCCAAGATAATACGAGCGCAGTCACGCACGCAGTAGGTTCTACAGTTACGAGTAGGATTGTAGCGGGCAATTTTAACAGTCTAAAAGATGCAGTTGTCGAGCTAGAAGACGCCATTATTAATATCCCTACAGGTGGTGAAACCGAAACGGTATTAATGGCTGTTCGCAATGCATCTGGTGCCACGATTCCAAAAGCAAGTGTTGTCTACGTGTCGGGCGAATCAGGCGGTAAATTACTTATTGAATTGGCAGACGCTGACAGCGAAATTCAAAGTTCAAAAACAATAGGGTTAACGCGTACAGCAATCAATAATAACAGCGACGGCTTTGTAGTTATTATCGGTGCAATTGACGGCGTTAACACTCAAGGCATGACTGCAGGCGCTGAACTTTGGCTGTCACAAACCCCTGGCGCATATACAACAACTAAACCTGTCAGTCCTGCCCATCTTGTACAAGTTGGTTTTGTAAAGTTAGTGGGATCTAGCACGACTAACGGTAGCCTAGAAGTTCGTATCGATAACGGTTACGAAATCGAAGAATTGCATGACGTACTTGTAACAGCTATCCAAAATGGGCAAGTATTAAAGTGGGATTCTGTCGCCAGCCTTTGGAAAAATGTTACGCTTCAAATCTCTGATATAAGCAATTTACAAAGTGTTTTGAATGCAAAAATAAGCGCAGATGGTTCTATTAATACCCACAGCGATGTGGACACGTCGACAACAGCGCCAACAAGTGGGCAAGCACTTGCTTGGTCAGGTACGCAATGGGTACCGACAACGATCAGCGCTGGTGGTGCGGTTGATAGCGTATTTGGTCGTACTGGTACAGTCGTAGCACAATCTGGTGATTATGATGCTGATCAAATAGATGATGCTACCACAATAAATAAATTTGCGACGCAGGCAGAACTTGACGAGATCGCAGCGAATACCCTCAAGCGTAGCTATCCTCTTGCTGATGAAACTAAGCTTTCAGGCATCGAGGCGGGTGCAGAAGTTAACAACATTTCAGATGTTGATGCCACAGACTTAACCGATGGATTAGACAGCGCGCTACACTTTCACAGTGCAGACCGAGACAGAGCAAACCATACAGGCACACAATTAGCTGCAACCATTTCTGATTTTGATACGGCAGTTAGTGCAAATACCGACGTCGTTGCTAACACTGCAAAGCGAAGCTATCCAATAGCAGACGAAACTAAGCTAGCAGGGATAGAGGCAAACGCTGAAGTTAACAACATTTTAGATGTTGATGCCACAGACTTAACTGATGGTGGCGACAGCACGTTGCACTTTCATAGCTCGGATCGTGACAGAGCAAACCACACTGGTACTCAAACAGCGTCGACGATATCAGACTTTGACACAGCAGTTAGCTCCAACAGCGATGTCGTTGCTAACACTGCCAAAGTCAGTGCTGACGGTTCTATCGATACCCACAGCGATGTCGATACATCGACAACCGCGCCAACAAGTGGGCAAGCACTTGCTTGGTCAGGTACGCAATGGGTACCGACAACAATCAGTGCTGGTGGAGCTGTTAGTTGGGGTACAATTATTGGTACTCTTTCAAATCAAACAGATCTTCAAAATGCACTAGATGCTAAAGTTGACGAAAATGCTGCAATTACTGGCGCTACAAAAACAAAAATTACTTACGATAGCAAAGGGCTTGTCACTGCCGGAGTAGATGCAACAACTGACGACATCACAGAAGGATCGATAAATAAATATTACCCCTCTGCCGATGAAACCAAACTTGCAGGCATTGAAGCAGGCGCTGAAGTTAATAACATTTCAGACGTTGATGCTACAGACTTAACCGATGGATTAGACAGCACGCTACACTTTCACAGCGCAGACCGCGACAGAGCAAACCACACAGGCACACAATTAGCTGCAACTATTTCTGATTTTGATGCGGCAGTTAGTGCAAATACCGATGTCGTTACTAACACTGCAAAGCGAAGCTATCCAATAGCAGACGAAACTAAGCTAGCAGGAATAGAGGCAGGCGCTGAAGTTAATAACATTTCAGACGTTAACGCTACGGATTTAACTGATGGATTAGACAGCACACTACACTTCCATAGCTCGGATCGTAGTAGAGCTAACCACACGGGCACGCAAACAGCGTCGACGATATCAGACTTTGATACAGAAGTCTCAAATAACGCCTCTGTTACAGCTAATACAGCTAAGGTCAGTGCTGACGGATCTATCAACACTCACAGCGATGTTGATACATCGACTACAGCACCGACTAGCGGACAGGCTCTTGTTTGGGATGGCACAAAATGGGAACCAGGAGATGTGGCAAGTTCGGTTGCCTGGGGAGATATCGGTGGCACTTTATCAAATCAGACAGATCTACAAAGTGCTCTGGATGGTAAAGTCGATGAAAACGCTGCTATCACTGGCGCCACAAAAACAAAGATTACCTACGATGCTAAAGGACTTGTTACAGCCGGAGCAGATGCGGCAATAGCAGACATCACAGGGCTTCAGAATGCACTAGATGCTAAAGTTGACGAGAATGCAGCTATTACCGGAGCTACTAAGACTAAGATAACTTATGACGCTAAAGGTCTTGTTACGGCTGGGGCTGATGCTACTACAGATGATATTTCTGAAGGTGCTACCAATAAATATTATCCTTCTGCTGATGCCTCTAAGCTGGCTGGAATAGAAGCTGGCGCAGAGGTTAATAATATATCGGATGTCAATGCTACAGATCTTACAGACGGAGGTGATAGTTCTTTACACTTCCATAGCTCGGATCGAAATAGAGCTAACCACACTGGTACTCAGCTAGCTAGCACGATTAGTAACTTTGATACTGAAGTTTCAAACAATTCTAGCGTTACAGCTAACACTGCTAAAGTTAGTGCAAGCGGTTCAATTGATACCCACAGCGATGTTGATACCTCAACAGTAGCTCCAACAAGCGGACAGGCACTTGCTTGGAATGGTACTGATTGGGTTCCTACAACAATAAGTGGAGGCGGTGGGTCTCCAGCAGGGGGCGATACACAGATACAATACAATGATTCGGGTGCTTTTGGAGCATCGGCAAACTTTACCTATAATGGTCAGACTCTTTATCTCAAAAGCACTGGTACTAACAGCTCAACGAATTGCCTTAATATACTCAATGGCTTAAGCCTCAATTTATTCACAGTAAGGGGCGATGGTACTTTTACCGGCCGGTACTTCGCTATCGGTGAATTACAAGATGCGACGAGAGTGGGCGAAGGTGCTGGTAAAAATGCTGCTGGAATCAGGTGGACAGCTATTGGTGCGGACGCTGGTAGTTCTAGTACATCGGGAAACAACTGGACAGCTATCGGGCCATTCGCAGGTACGAACAGTACATCCGGTGATGATTGGATGTCGATAGGCAGAAATTCCGGTCGTAACAACACTACAGGTAATGCGTGGACTTCGATAGGCACCTCTTCTGCCTTCAATAACGTGAACGGCAGTAATTGGGTAGCCATAGGCAATGACGCAGCACGCTACATAAATGGGGGAGTCTCTTCCTTACAGTATTTTCAAAATTCAGTTTATATCGGCTCAAGTACAAAAGGCACAAATGGGACATCGGGAACACCTACAACCAATGAAACGGTTATAGGCTACCAAGCGGAGGGTAACGGCTCCAATACCGTAACCATCGGTGGCAGCGCAGTAACAGACAACTATCTGACAGGTAAGGTACACGTTACAAGCAGTGTACAAGTCGGTAATGATTCTGATACAGCAACGGCTGCAAATGTCGGAGCAATGCGATACAGAGCGGATGCTAACAATAGCTATATGGATATGTGTATGCAAACAGGCGCAAGCACTTACGCTTGGGTGAATATAAAAACTAACACTTGGTAATAGGGGAAAGATATGAATTTGCAGAAACAGATTACAACAGCGTTCGGTTGCACGGCTGACTATTGGGATGTCAATGATGTCACTATAACTCGGATAGACGCTACATACTTTAAAGCAGTAGGAAATATCAGCTTATATCTTAATCAGGCAGCTTTTGACGGTGGCAGTCAGCTACTCGATAACGCTAGATTTTCTTTCAGCGATTTGACAAATGCAGACCTGGACGGGAATACTAGGGCGGCCTTAGTGACTAGGATAATGGCTTCTAATCTTGTCGATGGAGAGGAAAGGAATGTCTTTAATACTTCCCACAGCGGAGAGGTGTATTTTAGCGATGCAACAATCATGGAGTAAAACGTATTTTAAAATCGATCAAGATACGCTTGATTTAAGCATGAGAACGCTTTCAAACGCACCTGACAAAGATGTAAACCATATCTTTGAAGCGGTAAAAGAAAACGTTACGCAACTACAAGATATTGATGTAAAAGAGTAAATTTAAGTTTTTTATCAATCCACCAAAAGCCTCATTCGAGGCTTTTTCTATTTTTTGCGCAATTGATATTGTTCTTTGAACGTGTCAAAATAAAAGCCTCTCCTACATTTTTGCAAAACCAAAAGGATAATAATATGGACATTAAGCCAAAGCTTGCGAGCGCAATGGAATCAAGTAAAGTTAAAGGTAAAGAGTTGCTTGTCAAAGGCAAAGAAGTTTCAAAAGTGGCTGCGGTCAAAGGCAAAGAGCAAGGGCTTGCTTTGTGGCAGAAAGTTAAGCTTATTCTTGTTCCCTTGGTTTTGAAATTTGTTATTTTCTACAAAGATGAGTTTGTGATTTATCTTAAAAAAGAAGCTGATAAAAGCACAAACAAGTTAGACGATTTAGCTGTGGCAGGCTTTGCGAAAGTCCTCGAAGTCCTCGCTGAGCAGCAAGAAAAAAAAGAATCTGAATGATGGAAGAGTTCTTAAATACAGCTCTTCGTGACTTTGCTCTGATTAGTGCAGCTATTTTCTTTGTGACATTTTACATCGTAATTATGAAATGAGTAGAGATGAAAGTTTTACTATTTTTATTTTTTTTTATTACGTCATGCACAACCTTAGAATATGCTTCTCCAAGCTTTATAGATATCGGCAAGATTATCGGTGATTTTATTTCATCAAATCCTAAGCCTATACCTAAGCCACAACCTCAGCCAAAGCCTGAAAAGCCAAAAGATCCCATTAAGGACCAAGATCCTACGATAGAAATTGCTACTATAAACGCTATAAATCACGCTCGCATGGCCAAAGGTTTGACGATTTTCAAAGTTGACGATAGGCTTTCTTGTGGAGCACAAATTCATGCGGAAGATATCGGACCTAGCAAGATTTGTGGGCATACAGGTAGCGATGGCTCTAATCCGACAGAAAGACTTGCACGTTGCGACTTTCGAGGCGCTTGGGGTGAAATTGTAGCTTGTGGGCAAAAATCGCCAGAGGAAGCTGTTGACGCTTGGGATCATTCTCCTGGTCATGCGGCTATCATGTATTCTGATAAATATACCCACATAGGCGCTTACATGATCAATAACTATTGGGTAGCAGTATTCCGGTAAGGTAAAAAGATGACAGCAGAGCAAGAATCCGCTTTAAAAAAATTAGCTTTTGCTATAGCTCCGGTACTGCTTTCTGGTGTCGGCTTTTTTCTTTTAGAGTTTTATGACCTATCGCAAAACGTAAGCCGCATAGATCAGCGGCTTGATAGCTTAATTGAATTTGTTATTAAATCCGAAAAATCTAGAAATCAATAAGTAAAGACAATCGGACCATTGTCCCTAAAATCAAAGTGTAAAAAGTCCTTATTAACACCAACGCTAGCACCTTCCGATAGTGCTATTTTAATCGCGATAGCTCTTTCATTAGAGTTTTTAATATCAAGATCCATCGCGCGAAAACCTTGGCCAGCCACGTGCTGGCTAGATAAACTTGAACCAATCTTTACATTGTGAACATCACACCGGCAAGCACTATTAACCCTTAGCGGTCGACGCAACACGTCGCGAATCTGTTGAGCGAGTAGCGGTATCATCGGATAGATATCGCACCCAGATTTATAAGCGCATTGACCGCACTTGCAGCCAAACTCTGAATAACTAAAATTTTTAACGTTTGGAATATCACTCATAACTAACCTCACTTTGAATGGTGTATAATGATAATAGCAAGGGAGGTGTGAAAATGGAAAAAGAGTTCAGCGTTGTTTGTCCTTATTGCTGCAATGAAAACTATCTTAATATTGCGGATTATGAGTTTTATCTTCATCAACCAGAGATTTTGAAAACGCTTTGCGAATCATGCGGAAATGATTTTGCTTTTGAAGTGAACATTACAATAACAGCCGAAAGCTTCCAATATTGAGGGCTTTCCCATGGGATCAAATAAATATGAATGGGCGAATTTTTACCCGCGGAAATTTAGACTTATTTGCGTCGATGCGGAAGATGGTCCGCAATGGGTTTTTCAACACCGTGTATTCTTTTTTTTCTGGCGAGAGCACGCGCGGTGCCATCGCTACGACACTGCACAAATACTGCTCGCGCATTATCGCGATCATTATGAAAAGAAAGGTGATATATGAGGTTTTTATGTTGTTTGCTTTTGCTTATTTCAAGCGTTTCGCTAGCGTCTAGCCGCTACGTTGTACAAGTTGAATCTGATTTTAATCTTGCAAATTTTAAAAAACAAAACCAACAAATCAATGTAATCGATTACTTTCAAAATCTCGACATGATGCTAATCGAAATGTCAGATAGCGCAATAGTACCGCGCTCAATCCTCGCTAGATCAATCGAACAAGATCAACCATTTTATATGAGTGCAATGCAGCAGCCAGCGCCTTGGGGTTTGGATCGAATCGATCAGCGGCAGGGATTAAATAACATTTATTTTTATCACGAAACAGGCGAAAGCGTACATGCGTATGTAGTTGATAGCGGTATCAGATCAACACATTTAGATTTTGGTGGAAGAATTGGCAAAAGCTACAGCGCAATAGGTGGAGGCATAGAAGATTGTAACGGCCACGGCACGCACGTTAGTGGGACGATAGGCGGCAATTATTCAGGTGTTGCAAAAAAAGTAACTCTTCATTCTGTTAGAGTATTCGGCTGTTCAGGCGGGACTAGCATGTCAACGATCGTCAATGGTTTGGATTGGATTCTTGGCAATGTCGAGCGGCCTGCTGTCGTTAACATGAGCCTAGGCGGTGGAAATAGTCCACTACTAAATTCTGCAATTAAAAGGCTTTTCGAAAACGATATAGTCGTAGTGGTTGCCGCTGGCAATGAAAATGCTAATGCATGCTATAGTTCTCCGGCTAATTCACCTTATGCTTTAACTGTTGGAGCAACGACCGATAGAGACGCGCGCGCCTCATTTTCAAATTGGGGTGAATGCGTTGATATATTTGCGCCTGGTGATAAAATTCTTTCGGCTTGGAGCACAAGCGATAAAGCGGGAGCTACAATAAGCGGGACTTCGATGGCATCTCCACACGTTGCGGGTGCGGTTGCTTTGTATTTTGAAAAGTTTCCAGATGCGAAAGCCGAAGATGTTTTCAATGCGATTATTGAGCAATCAACGAAAGACGTTTTGAACAGTGTTGCGGGATCGCCTAATTTGCTGTTGTTCAAATAGTTCAAATCATCCCAGTCAATCGGCTGGGAAAGCCTCTTTTATGCGATCAACTGCCATATCAAATCGCGCTATACTCATGTTATATACTATCTCTAACTTTCTTAAATCAGCGTTACGCTTTCGCTGTAAATAAAAACCAAGGCAAAGCATCGAAGCCATAAAGCAGTCTATGAATGGGCTAAAAAAATTTCCGTCTGAAAAACCTAATAGACCGCGAAACGTGAGCGACGCTGCGACGATGAACCCAATCACTACAACTACTTTATTCATATTTCACCTATAGCCATGTATTTGCGTTTTATCAAAGGCTCTTTAAGATAGTACCATTTGCAATCTTCAGAGCAGAAATAAGCTTTTTGCTTGTTTACAAAAATAAAAAGATCAGGGTTTTTAAGGTTAAAAAAATCGTCTGTTACTTCGATGTAACAGCAAGCACAAAGATGCTTTTTCTTTTTGCCACGAGTATCATCATGGTCAGGGTTTTTTTCCATGAATTTCTTGAAATGACAGTATGCTGCGTAAGCTTCTTCTTGGGTTTCGAACACGCCTAGGCTTCTTCTGCTACCGTCTTTCATGATATAACGGCATTTCCAGCGGTCGTAGTATTTCACTACACCTTCATACTTACTTGCCTTATGCTTTTGATTCATTTGCTTAACCCATCTTTGACAGTATCCATGTGCCTTTTTATGACTTTTTGCTCTTGGTCAAGTGGTTTTTTGTCTTTCAAAAAAACATCTATAAATACTTTGGAAAACCATTTGATTGACTTTGTAATAAGTTTGCTATTCATCAAAGACCCTTTGCGATAAAATTTAGGAAACGCTCCTTGTTTTTTTTTCTGGAAGTCGCAGGCTGGTGTTACCGGCTTGCGATATTTACCAATCAATTAGGTGCACTTCTAAAAGTGTCTTTCGCACGTCGTCAACAGATCGTGCGACAAATGCAAGCGCGCCAAGGTTTGCCATGTCGTCGAGAAACTTTTCTTGTGCTTCAGATAACCGACCTTTCGCGGTTTTGACTTCGATGCAAAGCATTACACCCTGGCAAATGCCCAGGATATCGCTAGAGCCGCGGGCTGTGAATGCGCCTTTATTTAGGCGGTAAACTTTCTTTTTGGGATCGTAGACACCCACGCTTTGATTTTTCCAAGCCTTGGTTTCTGGCAGGGTGTTAAGATATTCGAGAATAGCCTTCTCAATCTCTTTTTCGAGCATTTTCGCACCAATAAAAAAAGGTTGTAATATGACAATCATACTACAACCAATCTTTATGCATAGGATTTTGTGAAAATCCGACTGCTTACTTATCAAATGTCCATCAATTCCGCATCAACTAATTGCTCGGCTTCGCTGGGTTCGTCAAATGTCTGTGTAAGATCTATGTTACCAGCTTCTAATTGCTGTTGGTCGATCTTAATCACGGCTTGATCGTTAGCCATAGCGTCAGCTAACTCGATGCTTTTGGGAGCGTATTTTAAAAGGTCAAGTATCACAGTCTTTTTTGCCATCGCATCAAAAGAGGTTTGCCAAGGGCTTGAACGACCGTTATAGCTCTTTGAGTATTTCTTCGCATGCTCGACAATGCGTTCCCTTCCCCAAGTGACAAAATGCGTACCACCGTCAATAGTCTCATAGACAGCATAATATGCGATTGGCTCGCCTTTTTCTGGAAACACTCGCTCGTGTTCTAAATTTGGATTAAGGCCATAGGTCGTTTTGAAAACGTCATCAGGATAAACCTGTTCGGCAAATATGCGCTTGTATTGCTTTGATCTATATGCAAGTTCGATCATCCCTTTGTAACCCATTTGAAACTGACATTCGTTTCCATATGGGATGAGATAACATTGACCAAGAGGAGTGTTAGGTTCCAGGCCTAGCTGACTAGATACAATTAAAGCGCCTAGAAAGCTTTCCTGTGAAGTCTGAGCAAGCTTTTTATTTTGCCGCAAAGTAGTCATAGCGATTCTAACCATGCGGTCAGGACTTACATGCTTTGGAAGTGCTGCTGATATCTGATCTTTCATCCCTGCTACAACAGAGATTAGGCTTTTTTGTTGCGTTTGTAGTGCAGTCATTAGTTAGCTCCTTTGTACCAGCGCGGCAATTGCGCTATAACGTTTTTTCCCTCAAAACCAGGCCAATAATCTTCTTCCCTACATATCATAAGTTGACGTAAAGCATCCATGTAAAGCCTGCGACCTTCTGCAATATATTCGGGACTGGCGCCAGGATTAACGATTATTTTACGGCTTAAAAATGGTGGCTTTGTTTGCACGCATAAAAAGACAAATGTATATTCCTCGCTAGTTTCCATCCGCATGAGATCTAGATAAAAAGCAGACTGAATGAGGAAATTTTGACTCGTGGCATAGCGTTTAAAAGCATCATCATCGAATGCTAGACCCGTAGTCTTGAGATCAATGATCAACTTACGCTCGTGATCAATCGCATCAAGCTTGCCTTTGACTGCTTGCCCTTCGATTTCATGACCGAGAACGCAGTGTTCTTTCACAAGGTTTTCAGGAAATAGCAGCGCGCAATTACTATCGTCAGTTATGGCATTGGCCATATTCTGGGCAAAATTCCAAGTTTCCTGATCGATGATTTGCTTTCCTTGGGCATCTTCTTCAAACTTTGCTTTGGCTTCTTTATAAGCGTTAGTTCTGCGACTTTCGCTCCATTCGAACACAGCGTAATCATCCTTGAGGCTTTTTTCATCGAGCAGCATGCCGTGAACTAGAGTACCCAACAGCATGGCAGGTGTTTCAGTAAATCCTATTTGCTGTTGATGTTGAAACTCTTTAGGCGTCAATCTTGAAAAGCTTGCAAGGGTTGATTGACTTATCGCATCGATCGCTCTGTAATCTTTATCCGGTAAGTATTTAATCATGATATTCCTTCCATTTTCAGTAACGTGAGAATGCTGAATATATCAGAATTGGTCGGAAAGATTAACTCTTAAACGACAAAAGCCTGCCAAGTAATCTTGACAGGCTCTCGCTCTAAAGGAAGGAATTAACTCGGTTACTATTGCTTCCGAATCCCTCTCACGTCTTAATCAGACTACACGTTTTGAGGCATTTTTCTATTTTAATTTTTTTAAATTAGATTTAAAAGACCAGCATCGATAGACAGTTATTTTATTTTTGCGAAGCGAGAACGAAAAAAAGCGCAGTTTGAGGCTACGCTTTTTCGTCACCAAAGGTTGGTATGATCCGCTAAAACCTATACCGGAGGCTTATATAGCTATGCCTGAATCATTTGGC